CTGAACCTAAATGTTTTAAAACTACAGTTCCACCGTCACCACCATCAGTACAAGTGATATAATCAAAACCATCTGAATCTTGTAGTTGTAAATTAGTACCTCTTACTAGAAGACTACCTGTTCCACCTTCTTGTATTCTTGAATTTGAGCCATCATGATAAATTTGTAAATCATCACTAGCACCAAATTTAGCTTTGGCATTATCTGCAAATTCTAAACAATCATCTGATTTATCCCAAACAAGGTTATTAGACGCACCAGTAAAAGTAACATCATCACTAAATGTTGTTGTGCTACTCACACTTAAAACAGAAACAGTTGTTGTGCCTGCTAGGTTTAAATCAGTAAACGCATCTACCATGGCTGCACTAGAACCAGCACCGTCTGAGTACACAGCTTTTACATGACCTGCAGGTATGGTCACATTAGCACCGCTACCTTGCGAAATAATTATATTTTGTGAACCACTTGTACCGTTTTCTATAAACCAAAGTTTAGATACTGTGTTTGGACCAATAGTAATAGTACAGGCTGAATCAAGTGTACCTGTGTATTTTAAATATAAAGAACGTCCTGGGTCAGTAGAACCGTCAGCTATTGTTGTCGTATGAGTATCTGCGTTAGTAGTAATTGCCTCTGTACCAAAACTAAAAGCCTCACCGATAAGCTCTAAATTTGTATTAGTACTAGTCCCCCAAGTTCCAGACTCATCACCAGTAGCAATTTCTTTTAATCTTAAATCATTTACATAAGTTGCCATAACTTCCTCCGACTTGCTTGATTGTACACTATATTTCTAAAAATTTTAAGCAACTTCTTTCCAATCTGGTGTTTGTGCATCATCAATATTACTATAACTAGGTGTTTGTGTAGTAGAAACATTACTATAACTAGGTGTTTGGGCATCATCCACTAATCCCCAAACATTTACAATATTAGCCTCTGCTGTAGCACTTACACCAGTTACGCTTACTGCAGACGATGCATTTGCTGAAACATCACCTAATGAAGATGTAGCTGCGGAACCTGTAACACTTATATTATTATCTGATGTTACAACTACACTACCAACATTTCCAGATGCACTTATACCTGTAATTACGACTGTTGCACCTGCAGTAACTGATTCGTCACCTAATGTACCGACAGAAGCAGAACCAGTAACACCTGTAACTGCAGCACCTGCAGTTATAGCATTACCTAATGCAGATGTACCAACATTACCTGATGCAGAAATATTTGCAGTTGCTAAAACAGTTTCATCGCCTAATGATGATGTGCCAACGTTTCCACTTACAGATATATCTGCAGTCGCAACTATAGTTTCACTGCCGAGTGCAGATGTTGCACTTACTCCAGTAACACTTACTAGGGCTTTTGCTATTACAGTTTCACTGCCAAGTGCAGTGGTTCCTGCAACACCTGTAACTTCAACTGGTATTGGGTTAGACCATTCGCCTTGACCCCAAGTCCCACGACCCCAACCAGTTATATTAGCCATAAGCTATTAAGCTATTCTTATGATAGCATTCGAGGCATCTGCTGTAGGGAACTGTATTGTAAAGTCACCATTAGTAGATGTTTTATCACCACCAAAAGCCAAAACTGCAACTGCAGGGTCTCCTGAGGCACTATCATTAAAAATAAGTGCACCGTTCGCAGTTATAGTTGCTGTGCTGAAAGTCAAATCTGCAAAGTCTGTTAATGCAGTTGTACCTGAAGTTGATGGGTCAACTCTGGTTAAAGTACCACCTTTAGCCGTATAACCTGTTCCACTAACTTCATTAGAAGTTGTATATGCAGTTGTTGCTGCATCTAATGACGCAGAGCTTGTATACAGTGCTAGTTGGAAAGTACTACCACCACTATTTTTAAAATTATGTACTCCTTCTAAAAGTTCTTTTTTAAATGAAGTACACATAGCTTGTGTAATTGCCATTATAATCTCCTTATAATATCAGCCATATCTTTATGACCTTGTTTTTCTAATAAACCAGCTACTGTGCTTCTGTCACTTGCAATAGCTTGTTTTAAATATAATAAAACGACTTGCTGCATATTGTGTTTAAATGCTTGTGCTTGTGCTTTTACCATTGGGTCAGCATTATCACTTATGCTTATAAGTCTCTCCATTATTCTTTCTGTCCAGTATTCTGGACTTAAACCTGTATTTTTTGTAGTTTGTACGTTTACATCTCCCATGCTAGTTTTTACATCTACACTAAACATTCATACCTCCTGGATTTAATTTAGGTTGGTCGTTTCTTGCTTCATCTCTAACGTTTTTATATTCACCTAATAACTTTAATGTAGCAAGTGCCTCTTGAAACTTACTTTCATAAAGTGCTACGGTCTGTGGGTCAGATTTCATAAAAACAGCACCCTCTACTAAACTTCCAAACAACATAGCATTAGGTGCATTCTCTGATAACCAACTTTGTCCGCTATCTCCTAATGAAGTCAAAGATGCAGGTCGATAATAATAATGTAGTTCTACACTGTAATTACTATTCGGTGTTGGTGCTAATATAAATGTGTTATCATCAAACTGTGCATAGTAAAGGGGTTTGCCTGTTGTTGCTTCTTGTGGTGTGTAATCTCTTATAAAAGAGACTTGTTTTAAAAGCAGATAAGAAAAATTATTACTAGAGTCTTTTACAGCTAAACTAAAAGTTGATAAATAATCAGTCGGAGTCGATAAATAAGTATTACCTGACGTCATTGTCCCCCCTACATTCTTTCTAAAAACTGGTAGTTGAACGTTTTTTAGTATTCTTTCTTCTGTTGTTTGTATAAAATTATTTAGATTATTAGTAAAAGTAGTCTCATCATTATCTAAATAATCTTGTATTGCTGTTTTTAAGGTGCTATATGTAAATCCTGCCATTATGTAATACTCACTGTAACACTGCCTAATCCTGCGACAGCTCTTGTACCTTCAAGTTTACTACCTATAGGGTCACTTTGAAAAGTCATTCCAGCAGCAGCTTGATTAGTAGTTTTAACCAAACCTAACTGTGTTTGTGGTAAATCTACTTCTGGTCTTGGTTGATGTAAAGCTTCAGCATCAGCAGTAAGCGGTGGTGGGTCAAGCTGTGGGTGTTTTGGTTCATAACACTCATGACAAACTTTAGAATTATCCCATGTCATTCTTGCAGTTGTGTATTTATATCTAAAACCACAAACATCACAAACAAAATATGCGTATTTACCGGAAGCGTAAGACATTAGATATATTGCCTTTTAGGAACTATCTTAAGTGGTGACCTATCTTCATCATACTTAATAGCATTTAATAAGTCTTGCTCGTATTGTTGTTTTAATATGGGTAACTTTTGTGTATTCTTTTTAAGACACAAATAATAAGCTAATCCCGATGTTAAACAAGGTAAAAATCTATTAGGTACATCTATATCTTGGTCTGACGCATCAATATCTTCTATAGTTCTCCACACATAGTAAATGAGTTTGTCAGTTGAGTTCTCTGGTGTTGGATAAAGATGAATTACTGGTGTTCTCAATCTTTCTAACCAGTATTGTGTAGGTCTAGCCTCAGTTAATTTATTAGGTATACCAACATATTCATTTCTATCCATACGACTTATGCTGTGGTCTGTAATAACATTATTTATAGTTCTTTGTATATAAGCATCTAATATATCTATATCAAAAGAATTTATAGTATATTCATTAGTGCCTTTTGTTAATGTAAGTTCAATTTTAGCAACTTCCCACATCTGTATGCCTCTATTATTCCAATCAGCAAACATAATGTTTAAAGAACGTCTTGCAGTTACTGCATCATAAGACGTACGAGCTTCCAAACCTGCAAGTTCGTACGCCTCTTCGATTGCGTTAGCTACATTAACTGAAAAAGCTCTTGTACCTGAAGTAGCCATATTAATTATAGTATGCTACAAAAAAGTCACAATTAGCCAATACAACATATGCACCAGTTCCAAACTTTACACCATCATTAGGTATATAGTGGTCGAAACTTTCATTCGCTGCTGAACCAAATTTAAAATGTATTAACAGTTTAGTGCCTGAAGCACCAGTGCCGTCATAAATTTTAATTTCACCATCAGCTGCACTAGATTGTGCTTGTATTGATTGGATTCTAATAGGTCCTAAATTAGTTGCAGTGCCTGCACCACTACCAATAAAACCTTGAAGTTGTCCAGTTGCAGTCAAAGCCTTAGACGCTTTTACATCTGATGAACTCATAGTGACCTCCTATTATGCGTCAGCAAATGGTGTAACTATAGTACCTGAGCCTAAAATTATTCCTTCTACTGCGTATTTTGCAGATGCTATAGCAGTTACTTTTACAATACTACCTGCAAGACCACCTTTAGTAGAACCATTCATAGTGATAACATCGTTAGATGCACCAGAAATAAATGTTTTACCTGTAGCGTCATCTTTACCAGTATAAAGCCCACCAACGAACTTATCAGTTCCATCTGTTAAAATATCCATATCTGTAGCTGCAGTTTCTACTACAAAGAAGAAAGAAGCACCTAAATTATTTAATTGATTAGGGTCGCTATTATCTCCAGGGTCAGTAGTAACAATACTTGGTAAGGTAAATTTACCATCAGCGTCATTACATGTTAATATTTTACCTGCGTGTGACTCAACTGTTAATGTAGTGTCTGCTGTTAAACTAACAACTACTGCATTACCTGCTGATATAAATCCCGCCAAAGATTTTACGGGACCTGAGAATGTACTCTTTGCCATATTAAGTTCTCCTTAATAAATCTATCGTCTTGGCTTGTCTGCTAGGTCAGTCGATAGATTGTTTATATTACCTAGATTCTTGTCATTCTATATTATTCGAAACAAAAAAGAAAGGGGACCGAAGTCCCCTTAAAAAACAAGTTAGCTTGTTTATGCTCCAGGAGAGCCAAAAATACCTCTCCAATCACTAAAACCAAAACTATAACGTTCTCTAGCTTTATATCTAACATTACCTGTTTCGAAATCACCTTCCATGCTTGTTTGCACTGGTGTTCTAACAAAATGTTTTAAGCCATTAGGTACATCTGTTTTGATAAAGAATGCGTCTGTATCAGTAAGATAGTTATTAACAACGTAACCTTGTGGGACCATACCCATGTTTCTGATTGCGTTGATATCATTATCTGATGTTTGCACACGTCCAGGAGACTCCATAAGTCTATCAGCTACGAATTGTAATGCTGGTGGAATTATGAGTTTAGTTGCTTGTGCGTTGATTTTTAAACCTCTTTCATCTTTGAAGTCAGCGATATCAATCAATGACTGCTCTAATGAAGTTTCGTTTAAGTCCGCTGCTGTTGACAATTCATTTCTTAAATCAATGTTGCCTACAGTAGGGTGGTCTGTCGCACACAACTCTTTTCCATCTCCTCCAGGAAATGATGAATTAAAAGCATTGTTTAAAACATTAGCTGCTTTAACTTGCTTTGTTGTATTCATCGACCTTGCTAAAGCTCTTGTATATCTTGAAGAAAGTGTATCGTAGAGATTATCTTCGATAGCTTCTTCAGTCAATGCGAAAGCCAAGGCTATGGTTTCGTGTGTATATCTTGATGTAAACGATTCCTGTGCAGTATCATAAACAACAGCTGCTCCTTCACCTTTAATAGGTGCTTCGCCGAAACCTGAAAGCATAACTTCTTCTTCAAAAGCTCTTTCAGAACTTTCTGTGTCGAAGATTTCTTCATGTTGGTTTTCGTAGCTGTCGTATTCTAATCCAAAGAGAGCATGTAAGCCAGGAACAAGTTCTTTTACAAGTTGTGCTCTGTTAATTGCCATTATCTACTCC